AATTAATACTATGTGTATTTTTATACTGTATGTTTATATTGAATGTATTATATTCTTTAATTAATACATCACTATTCTTATAACTTAAAAATTGTGTATTATATAGATTTGGAATATTTATAATCCTGTGGTAAAATTGTTTTGTAGAAAAATAAGATGTTTTAATTGGTGTACCTATCGTATAATACCCTGTATTAATAGTATATAATTGTAAAAGTTCTTTTGTTAATATATTTATAATATATCCACTAACTCCTAAATTTCTTAATTTATGAATGATACATAAAAAATTTATTTCAGATGTTTTAATGGACGTATCATTATTTACACATACTTCTGATGGTCTTCCTGATATATAGCCTATTATATCTGATTTTCCTTTTGGATAAAATTCAATAAGAATAGAATTATTCCCAATATAAAATGATAAAAGTTCTTTAGTATATATTAACCTAAGACTTGTGTCTTCAGAAGTAATATAATTATTATTTAAGAATTCTATAATAGACTCGATTTTATCATTACAAATATCAGATGGATATAATATCTTATAATCTAATTGAAAATTATAAGACTGTAAATCAGTATTTACTTTATCTAGTAATACTGTATTTTCTAAAATAACTTTATATTTATCAGATAATTGTAATGGTTTATCTATCCAAAAACTTTTCTTCATTTAAATTATCTTTTATTTTTTTTATTTTTTGACGACGCATCCCCCTTTCTTGCGTCTTCATATTCGAAAACTATCTTAGATGCATTAGGATATTTTTTTAAAATTTCTTTAGTTTGTTGTCGTAACCTTTCAGGGTTTGAAGTGGGGATAATATTTTGAATTACTAAATTATCAATAGTTTTTGGTTTTAAACTTTTACTCCAGTCTATGTATAAATAAAATGGCTCAATAAATTCAACCTTATAACTTTCTTTAGTTAATTCATTGATTAAAAAATGAATACATGCGAGTCTATCATATCCAGGAAAACCTATAATTATATTAGGAACTTCAAAATAAATAAATGTATGGTCTGTTCTAGCATTTGTCTCTACTATCTGGTCTATACACTTATTTAAAACTATTGTAAATATTTCATTTCTCGCCTGTTCTTTTACATGCCTTTCAGCATGTAGTTTATCAATATTAGGAATCTTTCTATTCGTATTACTCATTTATTATTATATTATAATAATAAAAAAATTTTAACACCAAGACTAAATGGATATTTATAAAATATTTTTCAGCTTATTTTTAGGTATAGTACATCTCTTACAAATTTGATTTAAAATTCTATTACAAATCATCCTCTCAATATCAATATTCAAAGATGCACTTTCAATCAAATTATTATCTGTTTTTTTGATAACACGAATAAGCGTAGAATTGTTATTACTAAATTCTTTCACATAAACTGACCTATCTCTATATTTATCATTCGATATCAATATACAATTATCATTATTAGATATCAAATAACTAAATATATATTGACAAAGAAAATCATCTTTGTTTTTGTCTAAAATATCCGAATCATATTTACTCTCGATAACAATAAATCTAATATTAATGTCTTTATATAACTCTAATATGTTATACAAAATAGTATCGTAATTTGTAATCTTTTTCATAACAAATAAAAAATTACCATCACGTTTTATTCCACTATAAGCAATATATTTTGTAAAAAATATTCTAAAAAAATCTAGAGTATCTTTCTCTTTATTAATATGCTTTACAGAATGAAAATCTATATTAGACATTTTATACTTGATTTCTCTAAAATCTGAAAAGATGTTTAGAAAGTCAACTATATAAATAGGCGAATGCTTCTTAATATTACTTTTTATATAAGTAATTCTACTCATTTTATTAATAAAAGTTTATTATCTTTAAATTCATTTTTATTTTATTAAAACAGATTTTTTTCCAGTTTTATTAATCAAGTCTAAAATATAATCACTAGACTTATCAGAGTTAACGTTTACAAGTTGATTATCAAAATCAACATCCACCTTTGTAATACCAACATCACTCATAGCCTTAATAACGGCACCTACACATCCATAACAAGACATATGAACTTTAAATTTATAAGTATTCATTTTACTTATAAATTTATTTAATTTTAAATAGAATTACCAAAATAAATAACGTCTTATAGTTTGAAACCAACCTTGTGCATTTTCAACAACACGCTCATTACCCGGGTCAGGTAATCCCCTTAGATATACCATTATATTAGCTACAATTACTCTAACAGATGGTATCATAACAAACTCTTGTCCTAAATAAACACCAGTAAACAGTATAAAAATAGTATATAGCATTTTATTATTATTATTTATTTTCCGTTGTTTTTAAGCTAAAAAAATCCTTTATTGTAACTGGTTTTAGACGTAAAATAGCCTGCTCTTTCATTTTACATTCTAACATGACGTCTATTGGAAAAGTAATTTGTAATAAAGATTTATGTAAAAATTGTATATAATCAGAGTGTTTGCGTCTAGCAGTTTTAGAATCATTTACTGTAATCCCTGGTACACTATTACTAACATGAACTTTTGGTTTTATACCACGTTTATGCCAAACATTAAAAACTTTATCAAAATATTCTTCAATTGGTTTAGATGAACCATAAATGTCATCATGATGAAAATCTAAAACAATAGGTATCCCTAAACGTTCACTAATATCAAGTAAGTCTTCTACACAATACGCCATTTCACAATTTTCTAAAACTAATCTATTACGCACATTTTCTGGTAAGTTTAAAAAATTTTCCTCTAAACGTTTTAAGGAAGCCTTTTTATCACCATATACTCCTCCACCATGAATAATCATTACACTATCAGACCCCATACCCATACGGTCAAGAATGTCACAATGATGTTTTAGGTCACTTACAGTATTAGCTATAACAGTTTCACTCGGACTTGACAATACATCATATTGACCAGGATGCATAGTTAATCGCATATTATTATCACGCGCATATTGTCCGATTTCTTTAAGTAAACTGTCTGCGAAATCAAGAGTATAACCATGCTCTAAATGACTAGCGAATGGAAACATTTCAGAACTAAGACGCATAAATAAAATATTATGATCTTTATTCCATTTAAGAATAGTTAAAAGGTCACGTAAATTTTGTAAAGCAAGTTGTTTTACATATTCTAAACCTTTTGTTTTAAGAGTAGCTAATCTAACAGTACGTGATGCAAAAATATCATTTTTACGTAATTCTGTACAAATACATGCATATCCTAAGCGAAAATTAGATGGTACAATCATATTGATAAATTTCAATATAATTAATATTTAAATTATTATTCAATTTTTAATGTAATGTTTTGTTCGTCAAGTTTGTCACTAAAATCTAAATGGAAAATTTTGAATGGTCTTTTAGAATACAATTCTCCATAAGTAGGACCCTCTTCACTTAATGGTAATTTAGGTTCATATAAGTTAGAGACTTTATTCACCAAATGATTTAATCTAAATTCATTCTTCCATAATTCGTCTATTACAAAATTCATGACAATGACATCATTATCTCTATTAAATGTTTTAAATCTAAATGTGAAAATATCCTCATCTCCTATTTTAGTTTTATGATAAACTATTGAATTTGGGGTAGCAGGCCAAACATGGTCTGGTGGAATTCTTACTTCTTCCATTTCTATAAAATCTAAACGTTTAACATTTATAATAAAAATATTTAACTTGTGAATAATAAGCTGAGATATAGCCTCATCCTCTAACATAACCTTCATATCAACCATATCTTTATTAAAAGTTAAAAATAACATTGTATCTAAAGAAAATATTAAATTTGTACCAGAAATAGTTGTATATAAACCATTGTAAAATCCATTAAATGAACCACCGAAAAAATTTGTTTTTGGTTTGTCTTCAAACCATTTACTCATTACTTTAAAATCAAATACAGTAGATAAATTTGTTCTTACAAAAAATAATCCATCATCTTTATACTTGGTATAATATTCATCTTCATTTAATCTGAATATCTTTATCATATACTCAAAAAAAGACATAGTTCTAAAAAACAGACTATGTGTCACTGATTCAAATTCTTTTGCATCTCTTTTATCATAAAAATCGGTGTATAATATCTGTTTAGTTTGTTTATACATTATTTGTTTACTTGATTCTTTGGAATCAGAATACAAAAAGTAAAAATCAAATAAATTAGCTAGTTGAGGATTCTTTTTTACTTGTGAAATATTTTTTACCCAAGCCTTCTTAAATTCGACATAATTTTCATTATCAGACGCCACAATACCAATAATTATCTTCATATTAATATTATCAACTAAATAAAATGTATAATTTTAACGATATCCTAGTTTAGAATCTAATTATATTTTAATTGTATTAATTAAAATGTTACCGGAACCAGATGCTTACCTTACTTTAAGTAAATATCTTAAAATGAGCCAAGAAAACTCACCACGTCCATTTGATATCAATATTATGGCATTGATTCATCATATATGTGACAGTTTATTAAATGCGCGTAAAGGTATTTCTAAAATTAATCCAAATACAGAAATAGGCAAGGAATTATTAGAATATGAAGGGTATACAGGTACGCGTACACGACATTTTTATAATAATATTTGTCGTTCAGATAAGTTAGAAAATATTAAATACTTGGAAATTGGTACATGGAATGGAAGCTCGAGTATAAGTGCTATTCATGGTAATAATTTAACTGGATTATTTATAGATAATTGGTGTCAGTTTGGTGGTGACCCAGATATTTTTAGAAATAATCTAGCTAAATATGGAAACGATGAATCATCATACTATTTATTAGAACAAGATTGCTGGAAGGTTGACATAAATGCATTAGATGAAGTAGGACCATTTAATGTTTATTTATTTGATGGAGACCATGCTGAGTTAGACCACTTTGAATCTTTAAGATATTATTATCCCGTATTAGAAGATGTTTTTATTTTCATGGTAGATGATTGGAATTGGCCAAATGTACGTGATGGAACTATGCGTGCAATAGACCAGTTAAATCTTCATGTTTTATTTAGACATGAAGAATTTGTAAGTGAAGATGAATTAGAGGGTATGCCAGAACATCATGGTAAAAAGACATGGTGGAATGGCATTGGTATATTTTTATTAAGTAAATCTTCTAAAAAACTCTAAAGTTTCTTGATAAGTTCTTGTAAATCAAGCTTCCATAATTCTTCAGGTGTTTTATTTTTAATAAATTGTAACTCTTGACGTTTTGCCTCACATTGTTTATTAAGCTCGTTAACTTTTTCTAAAGTTAAGGAATAAATCTGCATTCTAAGAAGATAATCATATGAATCTTCATCTGTAGGATAGTCTCTTTCTTCTAACAAAGAAATAATATAGTCTTTTGATTTCTTGTTAATATCAAGAGTTCCTTCAATATATTCTTTAATGAATCGAGACTTAGCTTCTAAAATCAAGAGTTCACGTTTTAATTTTTTAATAATATATTCACGACGCTTAATATAATATTGAATTCTTATATCAAAAAAGTCTAGTAAGATATCTACAGGTGTATCGTATTTTGTTAAAATAAGACTTTCATTAAACAAATACATATTGTTTGTACTAAATGATTTTACTAACTTTAGTTCCTTTTCTAGAGTTCCTGATTTAATAAGGTCATCAAGGTCCTTTTCATTCTTAAATTCAATAATAAAACAAATATCATCATTTTCATCTTTTGTCTTATTTTGTACATCTTTTAATTCAAACTTTTTCTTCTTTGTTTTTGATGTTTTGTCTGCAACCTTTTTACTTAAATTATTTTCAATAAGAGATTCCAAAAATTCCTTATATGTTGTTACACCCATACCAACTGGAATTTCTGTAATTTTAATTTGTTTATCAGACAATCTTTCCCAACGACCCTTAGTAACATAAGACCCCTTATCTATTTCTTCAACTACTCCATTAAATCCTTTGAAATATGGTTTAAGTGGAGGAGGAGTATAATTTTCATCATCAATCATTTTTATTAAATGTACAATAATGTCTTTAGGGTTGAAACTTGGAATATATGTAGAATATCCTGTTCCTATACCTTCACATCCATTTATAAGAACCATAGGTATAATAGGTAAGTACCATTCTGGTTCGATAGGTGCACCATCATCATTTAAAAAATCTAACAATGGTGTATCATTTGGATTGAAAATCATATCTGTAGTTTCACATAACCTTGTAAAAATATACCTAGGACTAGCTGCATCTTTACCACATTGTAATCTACTACCAAAATTACCATCTGGGTACAACAAATTTAAATTATTTGAACCTACAAAGTTTTGTGCCATATTAACAATAGCACCTTGTAAAGACGCTTCTCCATGATGATAAGCAGTTTCAGCTGATACATATCCAGACAACTGAGCAACCTTAATCAAGTCTTTTTTATTCTTTTTCAACATGTAATATAAAATCTTTCTTTGAGATGGTTTTAGTCCGTCACATAAACTTGGAATGGAACGTAAGTTGTCGTAGATAGAAAAGTGAATTAATTCTTTGTTAATTAAGTCTTGATAACTCACTCTTTTTTGATTCATATCCAAATAAATTCCCTTATCATAATTGCTTAACCAATTCTTACGTTTATCAGAACACTTAATTACTTCATTATTAGATACTTCAGATGCATCATCACTCCCAGACTTTTTAGCTGCTTTGATATTCTTATCTTTTTCAAATGCTAATAGAATAGATTCATCACATGTCTTATCTTTGTAGTAGTAATCAACCTTTAGTTCATCCAAACGTTTAAATGTATCTTTAGCATCATCTTTCTTAGATGTACCTAAACCTTTGAAATATCTAATTTGATATGTATTCAAATTAATACCAGTCTCCTTCCATTTAAGATAATCTTGCTCAGTAAAGAACTCCATCACTTTTTTACCTTTAATAGCTTTTACAATAGGTGTTTTTAATGTTTGAATATAATCCAGTTTAATAAGACTTGGCCACCAATAATGGAAAAAATTAACAAGTAAAGCTTTAATATGAGAACCATCAACATCCGCATCTGTTAAAACCATCACTCTTCCATATCTGAGGTCAGATGTATCTTTATACACTTTATCTTGTTTTAATCCGATAATTTGTTTGAGATTGTTGATTTCTTCATTTCCAATTAGTTGTGAAATTGTTGCATCACGAACATTAAGCACCTTACCCTTTAATGGAAAAACGCCATATTTTTCAGGTCCAATAACTGAACGACCCCACATTGCAAATGTCTTTGCTGAGTCTCCTTCTGTTAAAATAAGTGTACATTGATTTGATTTAATTGTACCAGCCCATAGTGCATCTTCAAGTTTTGGAATAAAAATTTTACTTGTCTTTTTACCATCAGTTTGTTTACTCAACGATGCTGATTCTTTTAATTTACAGAATTCAACAATTTCTTCAGTAATAGGGCTTTTATATAGTTTAGTAATAAATTGTTCACTTACTGTAACAGTACATCCAAAATCCTTTGATTGTGTAGTTAATTGTTCTTTAGTTTGACTGTTAAATACAGGATTTGCTACAGTTGCTCTTAAAAATAAAAAGAGTTTATCTTTAATAAAATTAGGTTTCAATTCCTTTAATTTTTTCTTTTCTTCCAACATTTTTTTGAGTTTATTAATTATTTGATAAAGAATATAATCGACATGTTTTCCACCCTGAATAGTAGCATTACCATTGACAAATGAAACTTGTTCATAATGAGTATAAGGAACAATCGCATATTCCCAAGTGTATTCAGTTACTTCTCCATTTTTATTCTTAATACGTTCTGTATGAGATTCAGTAATAACTTTCTCACCTTCAAAAAAATACTTAGTATAATCAACTAAACCCTTTCCTTTTAATTTTTCACCATTTAAATAAACCTGAACATTGCCATTTGTACACGCAATACAATCTAATACACGTTTACGAATAAGAAGGATAGTATCATCTTCTAGACCATCCATATCAAAACGACTGTAGTCAGGAATAAATGTAATTTTTGTATAGCTTTTACTAGAATTACTAGTGATTTTTGCTTTAGTACGTTCGGTCATATTATTAGAAAACTCTTGAACAAACTTTTTCCTTTCATCACTATCAATAGTTTCGACAACAAATTTTTGTGAATAGATATTCGTTAACTTACTCCCCAGACCATTTGTACCTGCACCTGTACGTGTTGTTGAATCATCATAATTACTTCCAGAAAGAAGATGACCAAAAATCAATTCAGGAACATAAATATTATGTTCTTTATGTAATTGAATAGGAATACCACTTCCATTATTCCAAACACTTATTTCTCCTGTTTCCTTTGAATATTCTACTTTAATCATACTTACAGTTGAATCTCTAAAAGAATGGTCTGTAGCGTTCGTCAATACTTCATCAAATATTTTCATGAATCCAGGGGAATATTCTACCATTACTTTCTCCATTTTATAATCTTCTTTAGCAACCCAGAGCTCTTCCATCTGTTTTTTCACAGACCCAATATACATACCAGGACGTTCAAGAACATGTTCTCTTTGAGATAATTTTTTATAAGTATCTTCTACTGTTTTTTTACTTTTGGACATTTTGCCTATTCTGTTAAATAATTTAAATTATCTTTAAATTTCAATTATTTATAAGTTTTTAACCGCGAGTTTAACAGTATAACCATTATAACTAACCGCTTCTATATTAATATTGTATTTTTTTAGAATATCTATTATAAAATGCTCTTTAGAATCTTCTACTACACTCTCATTATCTCTTAAAAAATCTTTAATAACTTCTTTTAAATCATATACAACTTGTGATGAATATTCGTCTTCTATTAAGACATACGCTATTAATAAATTTTGTTTAACTTCATTCATATGTGTATATAACTAATTAGTTTTAAATAATATATGGGCCGAATTATTTCACCATTCAGTTATAAAGATAATTTTGAAAACAAATCAAGTGATTCATCCATATTCTTTTCCTTTTTATCATATAATTCTTGAATATCATCAAATGATAGTTGAAGTTTCTCTTCTTTCTCATCTTCAGGTAATTTATCATTTATTTTCATTAAATTTATTAATTTAGTAGTATAATTAAAAATAATATCCTTATCTTTTTTAAAACTATTTCTATAATGTTCTGAAAAAAATCTCTTATCTAGTGTATGTTTACTTAATATCGGATAATTTTTGAAATTAGCTATATCTATTGTAAAATGATATCCTTCTCCTGTATATTCTATATCCATAAAATCATCTTCTGTATATTCATCAACACTCATATTAGTATCTTCCATATCAACATCCTCTTCTTCTTTTCTCTTTTTATATTTTATATCTTCATCTGATATATCAGATAGAAAATCTTCAATTTTCCTCTTTAACTCTAAATTTCTATGAGTTTCTAATAATTCTTTTGCTTTTTTTAAATAATTTACTAAACTAATAAATCGCTGCCTATCTTTGCTAGATTTATGAAATCTAAGTTTTAAATTTTGATTAATTTCTGCATATATATCTCTTAAATCTTTTTGTAAATATTGACTAGATGCTACAGGTAATCCGTTTGAAATTTCTACAGCAAACGAATATTTCATATCTGATTTTGCCAAAACTAAATCTAAAATTGGTAAATCATGATTTAATGTAATATCAATATCTAATTCTCCAACTGATAAATAGATACGAATTTTACTTCTGTAATCTATAGAAAACAAGGTTAAATTACCTTTTTCTATAAATCTTAATCTAAATTGTCCTGTAGATGATTTACCATCTTCTTTTGTGTATATAGGTTTAAATTGTACTTCTAATTTAATGTTATCTTCACTTAAGTCATGTTTTGACTCTAAATGTTTCAATATTGATACCTTATTTTTATATAATCCAGCTATTAATTCTGATAAATAATATGTCAAACTTTCAATAAGAATTGATTTATCTTTAGATTTACTATAAATGACCTTAGTATCTATATCATTTGTTCTTTTAATTTCTTCAAGGTATCGTCTATATGCATCACCACCTGTTACAAATATATAGTTTTGTGTTTTATCCGTAAATGTATTATCTACTTGAATAACAAATGAATTGATAAATACCCTGAAGGCTTCTGTAACATTTGCTGAAAATTCATTAATAATATCTGGTTTCTTTAATTCTAAAAAATTTTTTAATAAAACTCCTAATTTTAATTTATAATCTGTTCTAGAGGAAAATAATATTTTATATAATTTAAGAATCTTTATATACATTTTTTCTGGATCAATATGATAACGAACTAACAATTTCTCTAATATACGTCTTCTATATAAATCAACATCATACTCTTTACTTCTTTTTAGTATAAGTTCTGAAAACAAATAAAGACCTGTTAAATTTAAATATTTCATATCTCCAACACATGTTGATATTAAATCTTTATTAATAATGGAAAGTGCATTTGGTTCTTCAAGATAAATAACTTCAAAATATAAAATTACCTTTTCATTAAATAATGTATCTTTATGTGTTTTCTTTTTATTGAGTGGGTCAAATGTTAACTCTAAATGCATAGCTTTACAAGCTGGAAAAACACATCCATCTTCAGAAAAATTTGTATTGATTGGACAATATTTTTCTAAATGTTTTGCATAAAATTTATGCGATGATATTTTTTGCTTATTAGTTTCATTTACCTCTTTTCCTACATTTGATATATATGTTAAAGAATATGTTGATGATACACTTTTATTATCATTTAATTTCTCCATAATTTTATCAATGCTTATACAAAATTTTTTATAGATTTCATCAATTTGAGTTTTATCAGTACATATACAAAATATATCATAATTACCTGGAAGAATAGAATTCTTTTCTAAAAGACTCAATTCTTCTAATTTTAAATTATCTTGGCATTGTTTAGAAAAATATTGTTCCCATGCTCTAGACCCAGCTACAAATGTAACAGAAGAATTGTATTTTTCAATATCATATAAGGTTGATGGAATATAATCTAAAATAACTTTTTCTATATTTTTTTTATAGAATTTATGAAATTTATCTCTAATATCTATACCTTCTTTAAAAATAACTTCTTCATTACTTGTTTTTAATAATTCAGGTATATCTTCTGGTAAAAAATCAGTAATATTATTCATCTTAATATACATTAATATTTTATTTTTGATAAATTATTAATATTTGTTAAAGTAATTTATGGCTTTTCCCCATCAAATTTTCCATCAAATGCTTTGAATTTACCACACCAATCATCATTTTGACCTTTTTGACCTCCACACCACCCAAATTGAGAACAACATTGTTTACCATTGCATGCTTTATTTCCAAATTGTGGTCCGCATCTCCCATCAGATGTAAATGCATTTCCAGACCAATTAGTTGTGGGAGGGGATGGGTTAATAGTAGGTGTTTCTGTTTTAACTAAATTTTGAGATACAGATTCACCTACACCTGGAGATTCTGTTTTTTGAGAATCAGTTGATGTAGATTTTTCTTCTCCAGAACTCATAAAAAAATATGAACTTAAAGAACTAGAAATTAGTAGTACACACACTACTACAGCGATAATTATCATCATTTTTGTCTCCATGTTGTTATATATAATAGTAATATAAATAAATATTTCGTTATTTGGATAAAAATATTATATTCATTTATATTAATACGAGGTAATATGCCTAAACCATTAGTTAATAACAGAATTAATTATCACAACGCATACTCTAGAATTATCAATCACGATATGTTCATTGGTCAAGGTGTACGTAGTGGTGATTCTCCTACTTTTGCTAATTTAACCTTAACTGGGGACGCATCTATTCAAGGAAATTTATACGTTGAGGGAAATACATCTATTTTAAATAGCAATGTAGTTGAATTCGAAGATAATATTCTTTTAGTGAATAGAAATGAAACAAGTACAGGTGTTACTTTATTTCAAGCTGGTTTAGAAATAGAGAGAGGATTATCAGAAAATTTTAGAATTGTTTATAATGAATCTAATTCACGAGTAGAAGTAGGTCATATTAGTAATTTAGAACCTATCACTATAAGAGAGTCATCCCCGTTATTAAATGGTATTATGACATGGAATGAGTCAACTAAAAGAATAGAGTCATCAAATCAGATTAATATACCAATAAGATTTAATAGTACGGTTAATAGTACAAGTAGTACAAATGGAGCATTTGTTTTATACGGAGGTGCAGGTATTAAAAAAGATTTATACGTAGATGGAAAAATATATGTACGAGGAACTACACATGGTAATTTTAGTACATTATGGTCAGATACATCAACTGATGACTTTAATATCACCAGTATGCAAGACATTAACATTAGACCTAATATTCGTATCAATATACCTTTTAATAAATATTTATCATTTGGTAATAGTAATCAAAGTATTGTAGCTAATAGTTTAACAAATGCATTAAGTATCACAAGTAGCGGAGATATATACCTTACTCCTAGTGTTAATAAAAAAATTAAAGTACCTAATCAAATCCCTATAACTTTTTCGACAGATACAGAACAAATTTATACAGATAGTTCTAATAATATAGTTATTGCTAGTAGTCAGGATGTTTATCTGTATCCTAATAATGGATTAGCTAATGGTAAAAAGGTATTTGTACCAGTTGATACACCTATTGCATTCGGTAACCAAAATCAATATGTTATTTCTAATATTAATAATGATTTAACTGTTGCCGCAAATAATAATATTTTACTTAATCCTGGACCTACACTTGATGTTAAAATACCTGTAGATTCCGGTATTCGTTTTGGTTCAGGATATCAACGAATTACTGCTAATAGTGACAATGAATTAATTTTATATTCAGAAGGTGATATGTTTTTAACTCCACAACAAGGTTCTAAAGTTCATATTCCTGTAAATGTCCCTTTAACCTTTGCATCAGATACACAATATATAGTAGGTGATAATCAAGGTAATATAACTATTTCTCCAAGTAATAAACTTATTATAACATCACCTATTCATTTCATTAATACAGATAATGCTATCAATGGAACTACTGGTTCTATTTATACAAATGGTGGTTTGGGGGTTACTAAAGATATTTATGGTACAAGTAGTTTAATTATTAAATCAAATAGTAGTGGTTTAGTCCAATTTAAAAATAATTCAAATACAGATTTGTTTAAAATTAATGCAGCAACAACTGGTGGTAATGTTAGTATTATAGCTGGTAATGGTTTAAGCTCTAATGCCGCACTTGATATTACAAATTTAAATCTTTTAAATGCACAAAGTTTAATTCAATTAAAGTCTGCTTTTGATTTAACTAGTGGATATATGATTGGTAGAGGTTTATCTTCATTAAATGGTGGGAGAACTCTTACAATTAATTTACCAAATTATACAAGTTATACATCTAGTGGAGCAAGAAGTAAATTTGCTATTACATCTAGTAATTGTTCGGATGAATTATTCACAGTTGAATCGGAAACAGCAACAGTTAGGGCTGTTGGTGAAATTTACTTTTCAAATACAACAGATAGTACATCATCAACAGATGGTGCAGTTGTAATTAGTGGTGGTGTAGGTATAGGAAAACATGTATTTACAACTGGTAAAATTAATCATAAGGTTGATTCTAATAATGCATATGAATTAAGAGATAGTTCGAACACTGTATTATTAAATAATGATAGCATTACTAAAAAACTTACTATCAATGAATATGTAGAAATAAACAGTTCAAATTATAATTCATTTAGAATTACAGATACAGTTGATGAAATAGTTAATATTGATACAATAGATAAAAAATATACATCTTTATTACAACATACTATAACTAACACTATTGATTCCACAGATACAAGTAATGGTAGTGTTATAATTGACGGTGGTGTTAGTATTAAGAAAAAACTTAACGTAGGCGATAATACATCATTCTTTAATGGTGTGAATATGACAAATACACAAATTACAAATCTTATGGACCCAACAGCACCTCAAGATGCGGCTACAAAGGCTTATGTGGATTTAGTAAAACAAGGATTATTTGTAAAAGATTCTGTAACTGTTGCAACAACCACCCATATTAACTTGAATTCAACAGTTGTTATAGGCGGTTCAATTGATAATTATACATTAGTTTTAGGAGATAGAGTTTTAGTTAAAAATCAAAATGACCCCAAACAAAATGGTATTTATACTGTTACATCTACAAGTCCAGTTAGAGGTGTCGATTTAAGTATTGGAGAAGGAGCGGCTGGAATTTTTGTATTTGTTAAAACAGGTGATATAAATGCTTCACTTGGCTGGATTTGTAATTCACCCATAGGGGTAGATATTGTAGGTACTCATGATTTGAACTTTACACAATTTACTGGTCTTGGACAAGTTACACCAGGATTCGGTTTAACTAAAAATTTTAACGAACTCAGTATCAATATTGATGATGTGTCTATTGGTGCTGTTCCTGGAACTGGTGAATTACGTATTAAAGATACAGCTTTAGGTACAGGATTAACAGGTGGTAGTGGTAGCCCAATAGAAACTACAACTGACCAATCTCATGTTACAAAATTAGGTACAATTAACACTGGTACATGGCAAGCTGGTATGATTGGTGTAGCTTATGGTGGCACTGGTACAACATATTTTGATGCTGGTAATATTGTTATTGGTAATAACACTGGTCCTTTAATTTCTGATGGTAGATTACATTATGATGTAGCTAATGGTAGATTAGGTGTAGGCACAAATACTCCTTTAGATAACTTAGAAATCAGAAGTAATGACAGAACAACTCTCTTTATTAATTCAGATTCTGATGCAAATAATACTAATGCTAGACCACAAATTCGTCTTAGTTATAACGGTACACTTAACAATGCTTATATTGGTTTAACTCGTGGATTTAATCAATTTGCAAGTCAAGTATATAGTGATGCACTTGTTATTAGTAATGACCAAACAACTACTAATTCAAGAATTCAGTTAGCTACTAACCAAGTATCCCGTTTAACAATTTTATCTAATGGGTTTATTGGTATTAATACTTCTAACCCAAGTGTACGTTTACAGGTGCATGGTGCAATGAATGTAACTGATAATACCAAATTCTTTGCTACGAAACCAAGTACATCTATCACAGAAGGTGCGATGGTTTTAAGTGGTGGTTTATCAATTGGGTGTCCTACAAATAGTATTGATATTGGAAATGGTGGTGGTTTAACAGTTGAAGGTGGTACTAGTATTGGCGGAGATTTATACGTAGGTGGGTCTATTAATTCAGTAACAGCATCTGCAAATACATTCAGTTATCTTACAATTACTGCAACTGATGAAGCTATTAATCTCACAACTGGTTCTTTTGTAACATTCGGTGGTCTCACTATTCAATGTACAACTGACGCATCATCTGTAACAGATGGAGGTAGTTTATTAACACCAGGTGGTGCAAGTATTGGAGCAAGTATGTATGTTGGTAGTACAATTTATGGATTAGTTGATGCATATATTGGTAATTTATACTTATATTCAGACCCTGATGCCACATTTATTCAACCCCCTGATTTTGACCGTAATACAAACAGTTTTCTTCCAATTCATTTTACCAGATATAATAATACCGAAGCAAATGCATTAACCATTGCAGATACAGGTATTGTTCTAAATGATTCTCATTCTATTCAATTAGGTGGTACTTTACAAGTTCCAGATGGATACACGATGCAATATATACCCCAAAACTTTAATATTATTCCAAATAGTACAACATCAAATTATAACATAAATATAGGTACAATTGGTAGTTACTCTAATATTAATGTGTATGGTAATAATTCAGGTCAAATTAGATGGCATAGTCCAAACTCAAGATTATTAATGACCAATCTTTCTATTCAATTAAATAAACTTAACTCTAGTGGTAGTATAGTATTAACAACACCAAATGTTGGCTCTGAAAGTTTTGTACAAGCAAGTGGAGCAAATATGACATTGAATCTAGGAGCTGGAAGTACAGGTGGACAATTAATTACAAAATTATCAAATAACGTTGGTGATTCAACTATTACATTTACACCAAGCAATATAACATGCAGCACACTTGTTTTAACCAATAACATTTATAGTACATTAAATGGTCCTGTTACTTTATCTGATAGAGTAGAGTATTCTGGTAATGCTTTACACCAAACTGTTAATAATACAAATGGTAGTTCATTGTGGATGTATATGGGTCAAATAAATACCTTAGGAACAGAATCTGGATATTGCGAAATAGATTTTAATAATGGTGTAAACGTTTCCAATAATAACCTTTCTGGATTAAAACTTGTTGTTGCTATTAATAGTACATCGTGTATTGCATCTCATTCACATTATGGTAATTTAGAATTTGATTCTACTAATAAACCTATTTGTTACATTTATAATGATTCAGTAAATGACTACCATTTGTTTGTAAAACTAGCTCCTACTTCTCAAACAAATATTAATGTAACTGCTCAACGTAATACTAAATTCTTATTACTTTCAGAAGGTACAAGTAATTCACCATCTGGAACTTTTAGTGGATACAGTGGAATTTGGACTTTAGAATATACAACACAACAAGAAAGTACTTTAAAATATACAACAGGAGATTTAATAGTAGAAGGTACTACACTACAAACAGCTGATAATTTGCCTATTATTGGTTATAATAACAAAAATACAAATAGTTCTCGTGATATTGGTGTATTATATCAGAGATACCAAGAACCCAATGATGCAGGTACAGGAGATATAGTAAATAATTCAATGGTTGCACAATTTGTTGATTCTCTCCCAAATCAATCTTTAATACCTGATTTATATCAAATTAAATTTAGTAATTTAGCTAATGCTAATACAGACTATTATATAGGATGGTGGATTAAAATCGTATCTGGTACAAATACAAATCAAGTAAGACAAATTATTTCTTATAACGGTCCTCAAAGAGTAGCAACATTATCAACACCTTTAACTACACAAAATCCAAATACTGGAGCAACTGTGAACTTTTATAGTAATAGTTATGTAGTTAATTATTATGACGAGGTAAATGATACATTTTCGTTAAGTTATACTCATAGTAAACCAAGTAATGGTATTATAGATGTAAATGACAATGCAGACTTGAGAATTCGTGGATTATATTCTACAGATACAACAGTATCTACAAATTCTAGTTCAGGTTCTTTATATTTATTAGGTGGTATATCCATTGACAATACAAATGATGCAGTTAGTTGTACATATGGAGGCACTATTACAACAGCTGGTGGAGCAAGTATTAGAAAAGATGTACGTATTGGTAATAATTTAAGTTTAGGAGAAATTGGTTTTACAAATGAAGAAAATATACATATTAGAAAAACTACAGCTACATCACGATTTGAACATGATACTGGTTCTTACAGTTATATTGATTTTATGGAAAATAGTACAACTTCTAGATATGGTATTTTATTCGATTCCAATATCAATGAATTCTGTTTAACAAACACAAATACATCTGAAACACCCCTTAATGCCAATAAAGCCTTAACTATTAATAATTTAGGATATGTTGGTATTAATACTACAACAAATGTTGTGAGTCCACTATCAATAAATACGAATAATTTCATATCTACAAATTCAACAACTGGCTATTTAGGTTTAGTAGCTGCAGCTACAAACTCAAGCGTTAACACATTAGGCGCTAGAGTACTTATGTATGCTAATAGTCAACCTGAAAATAGCCAAGGGTGTTTAAATATGTATGCTGGTCATACAACAGCTGGTAATATTAGTCTATTTACAAATAATGACATTGAAAGAGTACGTATCAATCATGTAGGTAATGTAGAAATATTTTCAACACATGTATCTACAAACGATACTACTGGTTGTTTGATAACATCAGGTGGTGTAGGTATTAAAGCTACAGCTAATGCTTCTAGTATTACAACTGGGGGTGCCCTAACTGTAAATGGAGGTGCTGCAATAAAGAAAGATGTGTATATCGGCGGTGATATATATATAGATGGTAAATTTACAGCATATGATGCTGTTACTGAACCAACAATTAATTCACATAACCCTATAAATTGTACATTTATCGAATCATTTACAAATATACTGAGTACAAATGGTGATTTTGGTAATCTTATATTTGGTTTTACTGTTAACCCTTCAAATGCAAGTGAAAATTGTGAAATTGAATTTGATTTACCACAAAGAGTTACGTCTTTTAGTAAAAGATTTGAAGTTATATCGACATGTACCGGATATGTTGATGATACAAATGTTGTACCATTAATGAATGTACTATCATATGGTAAAACTGGTACAATAAGACTTAAAGTTAAATTCCAAAGTGTATCAACAGCTACACATTATTTCCAAGTAACAGCTTCATATTTAATGGTTTAAATTTTCATATAACTTAATAAATTATATGAATATTAACGTATTTTAGATTCATGTTTATTTCGTAAAAGTGTATCCACTTCGTCTATACTTAACATTTTTATATCTGCTAATGTTTTAATTTGTTTTGTTACTTCTTTAATTTCATCATCAGATAGTTCTAAATTTAATTGATTAACTCTGTTTTTAACAGCATTCCAACCAGTTAGTCTATGTCCAATAGACACATAACGTGACATACCAAAATCTTCGGGTTTTAATATTTCATATGTAGATGGATTATTTAATATAGCTTTTGCATGAATTCCAGCTTTATGAGTAAATGCACAATACCCAGTAATATAATTATTAAATGGTACTTGGATTTGTACACTTTCAGCAACAATATTTTCTAATTCTCTCAGATAATCTAATTGATATTTAGACTTAATCTCTTCTTTATCAACTGTATACATTCGCGCTATTAAACCACCTAAAGGTGTAATACCATTTCTTTCTCCTATACCTAGTACTGATGTATCAATATGAGTTGCACCAGCTTTAAGAGCAGCATAAGCATTTGCTATTGAACATCCTGTATCATTATGAAAATGACACTCAATATCACACGATACAACTTGTCTAATTTTTGAAACCAAATCAAATACTTGTAATGGGTCAGCACAACCAACTGTATCTGCAATTCCTACTCTATTTACACCTAATTTATCTACAGCTGTATAAAGTTGAATAAGGTCATCTAAATTAGAACGAAAAGAATCTTCTGATGAAAATCTAACTTCTAGACCTTTTGATTGAATAAATTTAATAACTTTTGTGGCATGTTCTATAATATAATTCATATCTTTTCCATGTGAGAATTCTCTTAAAAATGAAGAAGTACCAATAACTACATCTAAACCATCAACACCTGTTTCAACTGCTATTTTAGCATCATCCATATGACATCTTATATGTGTTAAAATTTTAGAATTTAACCCGAGTTTACATATAGCTTCACAATCCAATCTAGATTGTTCTGATGCTGCAGGAGAAGTTAATTCAATATATTCTACACCAAATTTATCTAATGCTTTAGCAATTTTAATCTTTGTTTCTGTATCAAAAAATGCATTTGCAAATTGTTCACCTTCTCGAAGTGTTGATTCGATTATAGAAAAAGGTATGCATTCTTTTTTAAACATTGATATACATATAAAATAAATTATATGTATACAATTTTCATTTTTTAATTAGTACTACCAAATCCACCAGCTCCACGTGATGTATCTCTTAAACCATTGACAATTTCGAATGATACTTCAGCTAAGTTAGGTGCTACTAACTGTACATAACGGTCGCCTTTTTTAAGATGAAATGGTAAATTACTTGTGTTATATAATGGTGCTCGTAATTCACCCGTATATCCTGCATCACATAATCCAATTGAATTAGCAAGTCGAAGTGGTGTTTTAGAAATACTACTTCTAGGAAACATAAGATAACTATGATACTTTTTTTTCCATGGACAGAACCATGCTCCTTGAGATTGTAATTGACACTGAATACCTAAATCCACTAATTTCATTTCTCCTGGTCCGATGGTAATATCATTAATAATAAATAAATCTAATCCACTATCACCTGCATGATATGTTCCATGATTTCTATACATCTCCTTAACATTTTCTGTTTTACAACGAATAAGAAACTTCATTTTAAATATATATTTATATTCATAACATTTTTAAATCATTTTTTTATAAAATAATTTTATTGTATTAAAGCACGCTATTACAATAAACTTTTTTTATTCAATATATAATATATAATTGAAACCATGTCTGTTCAAGCATTATCTTTTATTTTTCTAAATGGTATAACCAGTGCCATATTTTTTAAATACGTTGTTAACTATGTCTATGAAAAAGTAACTAAAGAAAAAGACGAACAAATGCTTTGGTTATTATCTAAAATTAATAAATTAGAAACCGAAGTAAATGAATTACACGAAACAATTGATTCATTAGAAGAAAAAATCCAAGCAAAAGAAAATTTATTAAAAGAATCAAGTGATATGTTATTTAACAAAATTGACAATTTTATTATCAGTAATTATGATACTGTTCAAAAAACTGATGAAAATTAATTTCAATTAATTTATTGAGTTATCAATTAAGTTATCAATTAATTTATTATATATAATTATCATATGAATAATTATATAGAAGTAATATTTTCGTACATAAATGACTCTTTTAAATATTATATAAATGATTTTTTAAAATGGTCTGATAATTATTTAAGTAACCAGACTAATATTTTTGGTATCAATCCCGATGAAGATACACTAGAAGATTATTAGTCTTCTTAGGATTATCTGTTAATTTATTTTTTGATGCATCTTTCATCATCTTATCCTTTACTGCCTTCATATTTAATGAAGGAAACTGGTCTAAATAATGGTTAAGAACCCCTACAAGGTTAGGTGTAGCCATTGAAGTTCCACTATAAACAGCAGTTTTACCATTTGGAATAGTACTTAAAATGTCAACTCCAGGTGAATATAAATCTGCACAAGGTCCATAATTTGAAAAATAAGCTCGATTGTCATATTTATCAGATGCCATAATAGTTAGAATACCACGAGCACTGGCAGGACTTGTACGGCAAGCATCAGAATCCTCATTTCCAGCAGCTACAACAACATACATAGAATCACTTTGAACAAGAGCTTCAACTGCACGGTTAATTGCACGTGAAAATCCACCTCCAAGTGACATACTCACAATACTTTTAACATTAGGATTCTCCTTCAGTTGTTCTTGATGACGTTTATGAACAAATTCTAATCCATCTAAAATTCCAGAATAACTTCCAGAACCTTCACAATTTAAAACCTTAACAGCAAATAAATTAGCATCTTTACATACACCATAACTCTTACTTCCAACAAGACCAGCACAATGAGTTCCATGACTATTACAGTCAGTATCTTGGTCATCTCCTGCAAAATTAGCTAACCATGTAGCACGCCCTTCAAATTCTGGATGATTAACATCAATACCTGTATCAACTACATAAGTATGAATAGTTGCATCCTTGTTTTGATGACAACTTCCAGGTTGATTATATTCAAATGAATTATCAAGTGGTAAATCTCTTTTAACAACTCTATCTAAATGCCAAGGAACATTTGAAGACATCATTTCAAATTGTTCCTCTCCTGGTTTTTGAACATAAAATACCGGTTCCTTTGCTGTTTCGCCAACAATAGGTTTAGGTAGAGTAAAAACTTGATCTTCTTCAATCTCAAACAATTCTTCAAGGGTATTTGTAAATGAATTATAATTATCAACATGAGTCTTGTAAACAGTTAAATCATTAATTTGAACTAACACTTGTAAATTATGTTCCTTAGCAAAAGATTCATAATTAAATGTATGAACATGATGTCCACGTGGAGTTAAAATATAATTTTTAGCTTGAGCAGCACCGACCAAAAATAAACTAGTTAAAGTAAAGAGCTTCATTTTGAAATGAAAAGTGTATTTTATACTTTTCATTTTTTTTTAACTTTAAACTGGTTGGTAATAATTATCATCTTTATTTGATAAATATTTGATTTTATTATAGAATTTTTCTAATAGTTTAACACTCAACATTATATTCACTAAAATTAAACAACTTAAACCAGCACCCATAAATACATATAATTTCGACTTAAATTCTTCTGGTAAATCATCAAAAGTAACTTTTATGACAGCAAGTGGATCGGATTCTAACATTTTTTAAATAAAATTAACTTTTATTTTTAAATTTCTTTAAAATGTTAAGAGAATTAATTTGTTAAGACTTTATATTTAAATGTCAAATCAGAAAATCCTGCAAAATTAGGAGTAGAGTATTGTAACTGTCCATCATTAGTAATATTAAAGGATAGTATAGAGTCACCTACATAATTCGAAACAATTTCCCATGAAGTTCCTTTATTAACTGCTCTAACATGATAGTTAGCATATAAGTTAGTTGTAGCTATTAATCTGGCAGATAAATATAAATCGAATCCCCATACAGAATCATCATTATAATAAATGGTAGGTATATTTTGAGATGTTACATTATTTGAAGCTGAAAAAGTTATAGTCGAGAACTGATCGTGAGTGTTAGGTGTTATATCTACTCCTCCAATGTACATTCTGTTACCAACATATAAGCTTTTTGCAATACTTGAACCACCAGCAACTGTCAATCCACCGCCTCTAGTTAAAGACGTTGCCTCTGTTGAGCATTTTATACTGATACCCCCCTCTGACACTATAGAACCAATACTTGAACTTATAGAATTAATTGTATCATGGACTAAAATTCTACTTAATCCTAAAGAAGCAAATTCTGTTAAACTAACAGTTCCTGTACCAGGGTCATTTGTTGATGTACCTAATTCAAATGTATCTATATTTTCATTCCAAAGTAAGCCAACATATGGTTTGTTATATAATTGAATTGTATCTCCTAAACTTGGATTTTGATTAGTCCAAACATTTTCTACTGTTAATACACGAGTAGAACCAACATATCCAGTAATTTTACGAACTTGATTAACACTAAATCCTGATGTGATTTTTATCCACCATCCGGTATAATTATTATCGACATTACTTGAACCAATTGGTAATTTCAATTGTGTGGTAGTCATACCTGATTGATTTGGTAATGTATATGTTTCGTGTTGGTCACTTGTATCATTAACTACATCGCCATCAGCCGTATCATTATTTGTTTGATAACGTTGAATTAAAATACCACCATCAGATGAACCAGCTGGTCCAGAGTTAATAACAAGAATATTATCTGAAAGTAATGTATTTGTTGAATATACAGTATTGGTTGTCCCAATAATTGCAACATTACCAGTTACTACCATATTACCAAGTACGTTTACATTACCTGTAATACCAACACCACCTGAAACTCTTAAAGCACCTTCATTAGCATTACTACTATTAGTTGTACTTAAAAATACAACATCCCCACCAACATGCATATTTTTTACTATACTAGCACCACCAAAAACTGTTAAACCACCTCCATTTTGAACATTTGTAGAAATAGCTGTTGTTTGAATGGTAATTCCACCTACAGTAATGAGTGAACCTGAAGATAAACCAGTACTGTTTGTACTATTATTAAGTTTTGTCTGTCCATTATTATTTGAAATATCTATTGTTTTTTCAATAAATGTTCCTGAACTATCATACCGTGATACAGATAAATTATTAGTAACTGTATTTCTATCAATAGAAAATCGTTTGAGATTTGTTAAATCGTAGAAATTAACAAGAGAATTAGTATTATGGTAAAAATTCTGTACACCATAATTGTATAAATCACCCCCAATATAAACATCTTTACCAATACTAGCTCCACCTGGTGTCAAGAAACTTCCTCCATTACTTACATTTTCAGCATTAGTATATGTTTGAATCGTAATACCACCAAATGTTAATAAAGAACCTGTACTTAAATTCAAAGATTCATCTGTGGCTGTTAATGTTAAATATGCAAATGTACTTGAACTTGCACCCCCACCATTAATTTGACCTTCTACATTTAAATTTTGTTGAATGTATAATTCACCACCAAAATAACCACCGCCATTTACAGTTAATGCACCTGAACCAAAATTACTAGCTTGTCCAGTGGCAACTGTTAATCCACCAGCAATATATACTGCTCCTGATGTACTAGAAGCGTCCATTGTATGTGTAAATTGTGCAGGTCCACCGACTATTAAATTCTTAGCTATACTAGTACCACCTTCAACTGTTAAACTTCCACTTGTAAATTCACTGGTTGCTTCATCCGTATTATATATAGTTAATTGGTTCATATAATTGTAATCATTTGCCCTCACAGTTCCATTTATATCTACTTGATAATCTGGGGATGTCATATTCACACCAAGATTACCATTTGTATGTAAAAATAGATGAGTGTTTGTACCAACATTCAATTGAAGTGGTTTTAATATTCCTGTTCCATCAGCATCTGTATGAATATTATATACACCGTTGGCAGAAGTAGAATTACAAATTATTTCTAATAATTCAAAATCGTCAGACTTTATATTATTTAACCCATACAATTCTATAGAACTAGTTGAAGGATTATTTAAATCATTATTAGAAAATACGTATCTATCAGATGGATTAGTAATGACTAAATCTCCATCGGCATTTTGAGAATAAAGAGAAATATTACCAGAAGTGGAATAAATATTAATAGTATTACCAACATGCATACTCTTTTTAATGCTAGCACCACCAGCAACAGTTAGTGCACCACCACTTGTTAAATATAAGGCATCATTTGTATTATTGATAGATAATCCACCTTGCATAACTAGACCACCAGAACTACTGTTAGTACTATGCTTAGTTGAACTCATATATATACTTCCATCTGTTAATAATTTTATTTGTTCAAGATGAGCATTCGTTTGGAATATAAGTTGAGTAGAACTACCATTACCTGTTTTATTAGTAGATAAGATGTAATTATTCATATCCCATCCAAGTTTTAAGTACTCACTATCAGTTACACTATTAGGTTGTCCTAAACCAAATATCTTAATATCATTGGTATCATTTGTATCACCATCTTTTGTAAAGAAACATATACTAGATGGCTCAGCAATATTTTGACCTTGAATAGATAAATCATTATTTGTATTACCTCCAGCTAATATAGAATATCTTTGATTATCACCTACAAATTGTACTTCATTTGTACCCTTAATTCTAAATACTTCTGTAGAATTACCACCTATAGATGAACTAAAAAATGTAAAATCCTTATTAGTATCGTATACCTGAAATCTTAAAGAACCAGATGTTACACCTAAACCCGTAAAAATATTCGCCTCAGTAACTGTTTCTTGAGCCTGATAAAGTAAAATTTTATTATTTTTTGTAGTATTCCATAATTCTAAACCTAAAGAATCTCCCATATATGTTTTCTTAGTTACACCAAGACCTCCATAAATAGTTAATCCATTACCAGTTGTACTTGCTAAAGCGTCAGTTGTACATTGGATAGTAACACCTCCCTTTACGATTAAACTAGCAGTTGTCGTATTTTTAGATTCTACAGTATCTGTTATATTTACAAATTTATGGAAATTACTTGAATAATCACCTATAGTTAATAGGGTGTTGTTTGTACTAGCATTTGAAAAAATAAAATTACCATTAGTAGTTTTAAATAACATATCATTTTCTGTTGCAATAACTAAATCATCATCTTCCATATTAAATGTTGTCGTAGAGGAACCTGAACTATTTTGTAAAGCAATTTGAGAGTCACCTGTATATCGTACTAGTAAACCAATTTCATCGGTGTATAATTGACCAATTGTTAATGTTTTAGAAAGCATAACATTCCCACCAACAGCTATACCACCTGCTACTGTTAAAGCACCTCCATTACTAGAGTTAGTAACATCTTCAGTTGCATTAATACTGACACCTCCATCAATAATAAATGCACCAGTAGTTGCATTGGTTGAATGGGTTGTAATATGAATATTTAATTTAGTATCAAATAATTCTAATCGTTTAGACATACCATCAGGACTTAAATATAAATATTTATTAGATACAGAATCAACAAATACACGATTTATATTAATACCATTTAAGGACAATGTACTTGAATTATTATCTAAAATAATATCATTTCCAAAAAATGTTCTATTATGAACTGCTAAACCACCTCCTATAGTTAAGGCTCCTCCACTCGTCGAAGAAACGCTATCATATGTTGCATTTATACCTACACCACCATCAATAATTATTGCTCCATTTAAACGATTAGTAGATACAGTGGTGTTAGTAACATTAATATCACCACGTTGAATTGTTAATATTTGGGAAGGTTCAACCGTAATTTTTTTTAACCTAATGTCTGACATTTCTATTAATATAGTCCTAGATTATTTATTTTCTATTTATCCTTGGGGTAAAAATTTAAAATTTTTATATTAATAAATGTTAATACAGATGTTTGAAAAACCCATAGTTATTTATTCCGATTACTGCGTTTACTCTAAAAACTTTCTACAAACACTTATGAAATACCCTGATTTATTTAATTCTTTTATTAGGATGAATATAGACGTTGATCCGAGAAGCAAAAAAAGACCTCAAGCATTTTACCAAATTCAAGAAGTATTAGATATTAAAATAACTAAAGTCCCTACGTTAATTACACCTAATGCACAATATATTTTATCTGATGTTGATGCGTTTAAATGGTTAGAATATCAAGTAAAATTATTAACAGATACATCTGGAGAATTACAACCATTTAATCCAAATGAAATGATGTCTTTTTCAGATAATTACGCTGATTATGGTTCTACTGATTTATGTGATGCTAAGGAACAAAGTTTTAAATTTTATCAAAATGGAAGATTGAGTGATGATAACTTTTTAAACACTGATAAAACATGGGACCCAAATAATTCTGGTAAAACAAATGGATTTTTAAATGATTTAGAAAAGTCCACTCCTAATATGGACTATGCTAGTAAACAAAATGAAAGACAATTTTTTGATGATATGCGTCAAAAAGATAAAGGTTCAGTTCAAATTAATATGAGAGACCAATATATTCAGCAAAGTAATAATTCATCACATTTTAATGTTCAACAAAGACAAAATATACCACAACAACGAGCTAGCGGTAATATAAATTTTATGGATAGTAATTTCGGATTAGCTGGTCAGTTAGGAAGTTCTAGTAATATGAAAGCTTCTGCTAAAAGTAAAGAAGTTGATATGAAGTTACAACAATTGATGGCAGATAGAGAAAATATTGATTCTGAACTAAATCAAAGACCAAGATTTTATTAAAATTTTTTTATTATATAATATTAATGTGGTTATTAATATTACTAATACTATTATCCTTATTTGTTATTTTTACAAACAACAAAGAAAATTTTGAAGGTATATATTTAAGACCATGGGCTACAAGAATTACTAGACCAACACGTAATATGAGTTATGATTTAAGAGGAGAAGAATTCTATCCTCCGTTACTTAATCTACCATTTGATAATTCAAGTATTGCACCAATACCAAATCCACAATTGATTGATAGAAATCATATTTGTGTTTAAATTAATAATTAAAACTATTTTGATTTTTTTTTTATTTGTTTAATATATAAACAAATGGCAAGAAGTCACAGAAAATCAGCTAAGCGAGCAGCTAAACCATCCAGAAAAACATATAAATCTAAATCCAAGTCTACACGTCGTTCAACTCGTAAGTCCAAGTCTACACGTCGTTCAAGTCGTAAGTCCAAGTCTACACGTCGTTCAAGTCGTAAGTCCAAGTCTAGTCGTCGTTCAACTCGTAAGTCCAAGTCTAGTCGTCGTTCAAGTCGTAAGTCCAAGTCTAGTCGTCGTTCAAGTCGTAAATCCAAGTCAGTTAAGAAGACCAAGTCTAAGAGAAAATCTGCTAAAAAATCTCAAAAAAAGCGCCGAGTTAAGTCTCATTATCGCATGAGAGGAATGGGTGGAATGTTAACTATGTTTGGTGGAGCAGCTGAAGAATTAGAATCTAATTATAATAAAGAGCGTACAGCCTTTTTAGATGCTAAGACTAATTACGAACAAGCACCAGACAAATCTACTCGTGAAGAATTTCGTAAAGTTATGGAATCTGCTAAGGTTAGAATGTCTCAAGCAAAGGATAAAATGAACGCTCTTCTTAAGGGTGTTGGCGAAGCAGCACATAAGGCTGCTAGTCAACTTAGTGCATCAGCTAAAACTGCAGGACAAAAACTTAGTGCTGGTATCAAATCATTTGGTTCTAGATTAAGTAGTGGTTTAAAGTCATTTGGTTCTAGATTAAGTAGTGGAATCAAATCTATTGCATCAAGTGTTAAAAGTAAATATGACAAATATAAAAATGATAAACAAAAAGCAGAAGAACAAAAACAAGATTTAGAGCAATGGAATGTATTAAACAACGCTCCATCAACAGAGTCTTCAAGTGAAGCACCATCTTCCGATTAATTTTAGTTAATTAATTGTTTAATTATTAATTTATTCTTTTATTGTATAATTATAATAATTAAATGATATTAATCGAGGACCGTTTTCAGGATTATATACAAGATAAATTTGATACAAATACATTAACAATGTTAAATGAGTTTATCTTTTATGGTATTTTTATCTATTATTACTATTTTGGCCCAATACAAGATTCTCAACAAAACTTTACAATTTTAAAATATATTTTAACAGTATTTACATTAAGATACCTTTTTAATTATATAACTAAATATACTATTATCAATGAACAAAAAGAAGAAACAAGTTATTTCCAATTCAATGGTAAAATAGCTATATTTACAATTCTCGTATTATTTTTATCTTTAGAACAGAAAAGCTTATATACTACATTAGCCATCGTGTTTAGTTACGCGCTCTTGTCTAGTGCTGCTAAATACGGATATACCATAGATAATTTAATAACAGTTGGTATCACCTATTTTATTTATTCATTAAAATTAATATAAAACGCAATTACGCGTTTAATTTAAATTTAAATTTAATTTGATATAACTTTTTTCACTAGTTATATTAAGTTGTGTTACGTCAATGAAAGGCGTTATCTTAGATACTATTAATATTGGTATATTAGTATTAGACGAGGAATTACGTTATGTATATATTAATAAATTTATGAAAGATTACTTTAAAGTAGATGATTCTTCTAATATATTTCAAAAAGATACGTATATAACATATATACATCCAGAAGATAGAGAATTAGAATTAGAAAAATGTATGACATTTTTAGAAACAAAATCCCAATCTTCTAGTATATGTAGAATTAAAATAGGCAATATTGATACATACAAATGGATAAAGGTTAACAGACTTTATTATACAGACAACACTACAAATTATTATATTTATACAATTGAAGACATTGATGAACTTAAAAAGTTAGAATTGATGATTCAAAAAGAAAAACTTAGAAATGATGAAGAATATTCTCATAAATCATTATTTTTAGCTAATATGAGCCACGAAATTAGAACACCTCTGAATGGTATTATAGGAATGTTGACCTTACTTAACGATACCGTATTATCTAATGAACAGCGCGATTATATAGATATGTTACGAGAATGTTCTATTAATTTAATGACAATTATTAATGATATTCTAGATTTCTCCAAATTAGATGCTGGAAAAGTTATCTTAGATATTGATTGTCATAGTTTACGAAAATGTATAGAATCGGTTAATGACATATTAGCCGCTAAGGTATATGAAAAAGGATTAGAATATAATTTTGTTATTAATCCAGGTGTACCAGAAATGATAGATATAGATTCTAATAGATTTAAACAAGTTCTTCTTAATTTGTTAAATAATTCTATTAAATTTACCGATAATGGAACTATATTTTTAGATGTTACTAGAGAATCATCTATTAATCCAGATGAAGTTATTTTAAAATTTAGTATTACTGACACAGGATGCGGTATAGCACCCGAAGATAAAATTAAATTATTTGAATCTTTTAGTCAAATAAATTCAAAAACAACTCAAAAAATTAATGAAGGAACTGGGTTAGGATTGATTATTTCACAAAAAATTATAGGTTTAATGAATGGTGATATATGGTTAGATTGGAGTGAAATTAATACAGGAAGTCGTTTCTGTTTTACAATTAAAACAAAAATATGTAAAGAATTAACAGAAGATAAGGATATACCACTTCCATATAATAATTTTTTACAGAACAAAAAGATTTTTATTTTAGATGATAATCGAGAGAACAGACTCGGTCTCGCTAATTTAGTACATAAATGGGGTATGATACCATATACATTCTCTTCAGCTATGGAAACATTGTATATGTTAAAATTAAAACAAACAGAATTCGATTTAGGCTTAGTTGATGTTTGTATGCCAGAAATGACTGGAAAAGAATTTGCTGTTAAACTTAAAAAACAACATGATGATAATCAAAGAGAACATATACCATTAATTGCATTGAGTTCATTAGGTGATATTCAACATGATTATACACCATACTTTAAAGGACAATTGTTAAAACCAGTTAAAGAATCACGTCTTAAAGAACTTTGTACAAATATATTAATTAAAAATAATTCAAATAAATGTACAACCAATAATCAAATGCAACAAAGTATTTGTTTTGACCTAGATGTTGATTTAAAGGAAACTATTGATATTCTTTTAGTAGAAGACGTAGTAATTAATCAAAGAGTTGTAACTAGATTTTTAAATAAACTAGGATTTAATAATATTGATATAGCATCAGACGGTAAAATGTGTTTAGATATGCTATCACAAAAACGATATGATATAATATTACTAGATATTCGCATGCCAAATATGAATGGTGAAGTTGTATGTAAATATATACTTGATTATTTTAATAATCAACCAATAGATAATGCATATAAATTTAAAAATATTACGAAACCATATATTATTGCTGTCACAGCCTATTCGCAAAAAGAAGACAAAGAAAAATATTTAAATATGGGATTCAATGATTATGTTTCAAAACCTATCAATATTATTCATCTTGAAAAATCTATGAAAAATTTTATGAAAAGTTTACTATCAAATTAATTAATTTTAGAATAACTAATTAATTTATAAAGTTTCACACAACATTTTTTCAAAATTATACCTCAATTCATCAATATTAACTACATCTGTCGTATCATTTAATATTACCATATCGTATTTATTATTTTGATAATCATCTAAATCGCACTCTGATGCATGTTTACTAATTTTTTCATATAAAGTAATGTCCCCTTGACTCTCCCTCAATAATCTAGTTTCATTTCTATGTGATGCTACTACCTTTAACATTAATCCATTATTTTTTTTTACAAATTCATATTCATTTTTAAATCGAACATCAGATATTACAAATACTGATATATTTCTCTTATTATGAATATTTATCCAATTATCTAAATAATTCACCCATATGTCTTTATTACTATTTCTACCTACTTCTGTTCCTTCTGTTTGCAATAAACGTCTTGACTCAGGTGTCTTATTTTCATAAACATCTTCATAACTAACATTACTTTTAGTCATAACATTTACTTTAATTTGGTCCGCAAATGCACACTGTAAATATCTATAACCTACTTTTTCTAAAACAGGAATAATTACATTATTTGTAATATAATCTTTACCTGAACCTAACTTACCTGTAACTCCTATAATAATTTTCATACTGTTATTCATTATAATTTAAATAATATAATTCATTTTTTGTTTTTAAACTGTCTGACAAAATCTCACTAATAAATTCTAATCTAGTCTTTAGTTCAAAACGACTTATATTCTCTCTTCTATTACTATAATTACTTGAATTTTTAATTACATTTTTTAACATTAATTGCACAGCTCGAGTCGTTTCATTCATTGTATCGATAATATCAGACATTTTATCTATTTTTTTAGATTGAGATTCATATGTTTTTTTCATATCATTCATACTTTGAATAATAGTATTTTCTTCACATTCTTTCCTTAATTTACTTAATTCATCATTTACTCTATCATACTCTAATAGTAATTCGGCGTATGTCTGAACTTGTGACATTTATAAATATAATATACATTCGGATATTATATATATTTTATGGCCGCAAACTTACTCATTTTTACCCTCCCATTCTAAATTATTATTTCTATAATTTTTAAAATCATATAATTTTTTAAACATATTAATTAAAGCTTGATATCTAGGCTTTTCATCAAAATCTAACGTTTTTACATGCTTAAAATAAACTAAAAATTCTCTTGGTAATTGTTCACATAATTCTTCATCAGAAATAGATTCCTTTTTTTCTAAAATCATTTTATATCGTTCTTTCTTATCTTTATGTTTTAAATTCTGCCACGGTAATTTACCTCTAAACAAATAAATTAATAAATATCCAACTGCTTCCAAATCATCTTTTCTTGATTGTTCATACCCCTTATGAGCAGCTATACTAGCATATCTAGCAGTTCCACAAAACTTATTACCTTTTTTAAATGATATATGTTCATCATTTCTTTTAATATATTTTTTTGCCAATCCAAAATCTATACAATATAATTTTTTACCATTATCTTTGTCAATAACAAAGTTATCAGGTTTTATATCTCTATGAATATATCCTTTCTCATGTATATATCTTAATAGTTCAATCATTTGTATAGCTAACAATATAACAGTTTTTAATCTTAACTTTTTTCTCTTTATTAAAATACTTTCTAATGAAGGACCTAATAAATCCATAACAATTATTTTTTTATCTAACTCCTTGTTCTTTAAAACTTTCATATTCGCTACACCACAATCTTCTGATTTATCTTTATTCAAAGCATTATATACCTTAGCTTCCTCCAATAACCATTTTTCACCGTTTTTCTCTTCAGTATTAATAGGTATTTTTATAGCGACTTCTTCATTTGTTTTTTTATGTTTTGCACAAAATACATCGCCAAACGAACCGCTTGAAATATATTTAGTAATTGTGTAAGAATTAATTTCAGTACCGATTAAAGATGTTAAACTCTTCTTTTTCTCAACCATTAATGTTAATAATTAAAATAATTTTTTGTTTTAATTTTAAATACTAACCGCGAGTAAAAAATCCATTTTTAAAAATTTTTTTTATAAACTTATATTATATGCCTTCTAAACGTTCTACATCAAAAAGTCGCGTTAGAATACATATTGAAAAAGGTGCCTTACCAGGTTATACTTTATCATTAAAAAGAAGTGATAGAAGAGAATTACTTGATAAACTTGTTAAAAAATATGGATGGAGTAACATTGTTAAAAAGCTTAATGTACTTTATATTTACAATATGAATAGATACCCTATTAATGCTGGTAAGTTTCGTAGAGATATGTATTATATTCAAAAAAAATTTTCACCAAAACAGAAAACTTCTCAAAAATCTTACAAAAAGTCTAAACGTTCTAAACCCAAAAAGTCTAAACGTTCTAAACCTAAAAAGTCTAAACGTTCTAAACCTAAAAAGTCTAAACGTTCTAAACCTAAAAAGTCTAAACCTAAAAAGTCAAAACGTTCTAAATCCAAAAAGTCTAAACGTTCTAAACCTAAAAAGTCCAAACGTTCTAAACCTAAAAAGTCCAAACGTTCTAAACCTAAAAAGTCCAAACGTTCTAAACCTAAAAAGTCTAAAAAAGCAAAATCTTGGTAATTAATATAATTATAATTAATTATATTACCTACTTATTTTCTGTTAAACTCTTTAATAATTCTTTCTTAGATAGTATTTCTTTTTCAAAGTCTTTTTTAATTTCATCTGTAAGAATCATGTCTCTTCCAGAAGTAACAAATGGGTCCATTAAACCTAATACATTTTTAATTTGATAATAATTTGGTTTTAATTCATCTTGTCCAGATAAGGTAAACCTAGCATAATTATTTTTATCTAAACGTATTGATAAAATTTCAGTTGCGTTAATAACTGTTTGCGAAGGTATATTAGTTCTATAATTTATTTCTGCATTTTTTCTTTCAATACTAGTTTGTTCTCCATAATCTGTATTATCCTTAATAAATTTTAAAATATTTTTGATACGAATTTTAACTCTGACATTTCGTGTCATAAATTTTGTGTTATCTACCAAATTAATATTGAATATAAATAGTCTATCATCTTCATTATTTTTATAATATAATTTATTTAAATCTGTTGTAATTTCTAATTTATGTCCTTTAAATTTAGGTACATTCGTTTTTAAATAATCAATAATTAGTTTTTTTATAGAGGATTCAAATGGAAATGGTATATATGGATTATGTTCCTTATAATCTTTTGGTTCAACATCATCATCTTTAAAAGCCTTTTTAAAAACTTCTATAAGTTCTTTAGTTTCTGTTTCAAAAATATTTGGAATATAATATGCAGGAATAGCGATATTATTATACCCAACGATAGTTGTTACATAATGCTCTTTAGTAACAGATGAATAGATAAGATATACAATAACTAAAATAAAAAACAATGCTACTATATCTTGCATAATACTATATTATATAAATATTTTAATTATTATATAATTATTTTATTAATTATGTCTTCTTTCCCTAGAAATTTCATCAGATGCTTGTGCTTCTAATGCTGGATATCTTTTAGTTATGTTCAAAAATCTATGAAGAGTAATCCATAAAATTCCTATCCAAATAAACAAATCTATAAATCCAAAACTAATATTTATAACTGTACCCCTACACTCGTATCCTTTTTGTAAACAATCTTTAGTTAATAACGTTATACATACAGAAGCTGTTATCCATAGTATAGTCATAAAGAATGAAAGTAAACATGCAACATTATTTAATATAATTTCATTTTTATTACAATTATAACGTAGAGTTAAATATAAAATACTTAAGAGTGTAGATATAAAAGATACACATAAATAAAATCCAAATTGACTTGTAGTAATATAATTATCATTATAATGAATCCATATACTATTACTTATAATACAAATCAAAGATATAATTGTATTAAATACAAATAAACTAGACAATACGTATTTCATATTATGACAATTACAGTTCTTTAATTTCATTTTTTAATTAACACGAAAATTTTCTAATACTATTCCTTTTGTTGGTGACACACGCACTGATTCGATACCAAGACTTTTAACTTCGTTAATATTATAATATACATCATCAAAAAAAATAACTTCTTGTGTTGAAACATTTGTCTTATCGATTATTTCTTGTAGCATATATTTCTTGTTCGTATATTCATATATAGAATTATAATGTGGTGTGACATCTTTCTTTTCATAAATAATTTCTTGAAATAAATCATATATATCCATTCTACTCAAATAATTATAAGGTGATTTATTATGAGTTGCTAAACACAAAATCTTACCATTATCTTTTAATTGTTGTAAAAAATCTTTAATTTTTTGTGTATATTCTTCACGATAGGAATAATCTACTAGATGAAGATACAATGTATTATCTAAGTCAAATACAAATACTTTATAATCATGAATACTGATTTCTTGTTCACACATTTACTCAACTAATTCTAAAATTTTAGAATTAGTTTATTATTCAATTTATTTAAACTTGTCCATATAAAACAGCTTGATAACCATTTATATATGGTTGACCATATTGGTCATACTCTACAATAGTTATAGGTTCAGTTTGTGAATAATGAGAATAAAGCCTTATTCTATATTTCCTTCGTAAAATACGTGCCAAACATATATAAAAAATTAGTACAAGTATTATACTTATTAAAGTTATAATCCATACATTGCGAATATCAAAAGTGGTATTAAACATTTTTGATATATTTCAAATATAAATACGATTTTCACTTTTTAATTAATTTAATGTAAATAGATATAATGTTTTATTAATCTCACCAACCATTTCATCTCTAATATTTAATAAATCTGTATCAGATTCTTTCAAATAATTTGGTACTTCATATTTTAAGAACTGAATATACTCTCTTAAAGCTTCTGAAATATTTGCGTCATGAAATTGTTTTACTTGAACATTAAATGAACTTTTAAATTCTGGTCTCTTATATCTTCCCATATATGTTTCAGTAAACTGGTCAATTAAAAGACCTAATGTATCATATAAAGCACCAGAACCAGTATGTCTAGCATAACTTGTTGTCGACCAATGATATAATCTAATATTTAATAACATATTAAAAAAAACCTGTATGATAGTTTCGCATCCCATGGTTTATATATATTATATAAATATAAAATAAAATTTGAACAAATTAATTATATTTAACCTTAAGCTCTTCAACTAGTTTAATATAGTTTACTTGAGCCTGAAGTTTAGATAGACCTTTTACGTTATTCCAAGCATTCCATTTAGCTACATCTTTAAACATATAAAAAGACGGCTTGTCTGTATTAATATCTCCTACAGTCCCTTGCTTATAATTACCATAAAGTTCAAGTAATTCATTATCACTTGGTTTAGTTTTAAGATTATGCACTTCTTTACTTGCATCTTTAAATAAAGTATGAATAGCTTGATTTCTTGCAGACATCTAAATTTAATATATACATATTAAATTTATTAAAAATATATTTTTTAAACTCAAAGTCCTCCACGAAGTCTAAGAACTAAATGAAGAGTTGATTCTTTTTGAATATTATAATCTGATAATGTTCTACCATCTTCAAGTTGCTTTCCAGCAAAAATAAGACGCTGCTGGTCTGGAGGACACCAATACCTTATTATTTCTAATAAGGAGTAGACTATATCTTAAGCAAATAGAATTTTCTATTCACCGACTTCCGTTTAGTCGTTGAACCTTCTACATATGATATATATATTTATATCACTTAGTAGCTTGGCTGCGGATTGTCCAATTCTTAACATTTTTACCATTGGGTACGGCTATTAACCGTGGTCTTCTTATATATTTCTATATAAGAATGGTAGTTAAGACTCTAAGGAGATTCCCGCAATTTGAAAGTCTTGCAAAACAAATGTTTCACTAGCAGTTGAGTATATTAAATATGATTTTTTATATGTCGTGTTAATGAATCTCTATATTCATATTCTTTATTACATCTATTGCATTTATGTAATATATTATTATTTATATGAATTTGTTTTTCATGACGTCTTCTTCCTTGTGGAGAGGAATATATTAAATCACAAAATGAACATTTATATTCTCCTTTCCACCCTTTATTAAATTCATCTATAGCTTTGTTAATTTGATTTATTTTATACGGAATTTTCATATATGGTTTTATATCTTCAATAAAATTTAATGCTTGATTATGATTTAATACCCATTAATTTCCATAGCATGTTTTATTCTTACTTTCACGAATTCTTTGTCTAATATTACCTCCCCATATTGATTTCCTAATTCTAGTGGAGTTATATCATTTTGAGATATACATAAACGTAATCTATTATTATTAGATTTATCATTTGATATAGAACCTTCTCCTTCATAAAACCCGCAAAACCACACTTTATTTTCAAAGGACGACATTTTATATTAACACACAACACTTTTTAAATCAATTTTTAGTATAGGACTTCAAATGTTTTTCTATAAACAGAGCCTATATGTTTATAGCATACTGCTTTTCGGGACCCCTCCATTATTGATTAATCCCTTCCTTGTCTTGAATTTTTGCTTTAACGTTTTCAATTGTATCAGAAGATTCTACTTCTAAAGTAATAGTCTTTCCTGTCAAACACTTTACAAAGATTTGCATTTTATAATTATTATATATTAATATTTTTAAATAACTTTAACAATTATGCATATAAATATGTTTACATATATTTATAAAATCTTCTTGAACTAAATCCCATTTCATTGTGTTTACTATACTACATACTAATTGTATATTATCTTTATTATATGATTTTTTAGAATCAATTCTATCAACTGAAACATTATAAATCCTATTTGTTCTACCTTCATATGGTACAAATTGAGTTGTCATTTTAATTCCAGATATATTACATGTATTTTTATTATTATATAAATTTATGATATCTTCTAATGTTATACATACATCAATATTCCTTCTTTCAGCATTTTTTAATAAATCCTTATATAATTTTTTAAAGTATACATCTGTGCCATGTTTTTCATAATATTCTTTATTTATAATTTTACCACAATCTTTACAATATGACTGTAAACCGTCAGACGCCGATTTATCTTTATAAAAATCAGTATATGGTTTTATCATATTACATCTCATACATGTTTTATCATCAGTTTTGATATCATAATTTAATTGCTTTCTAGAAAGTGACCTGCACAATTTACATATTGACATGTGTCCATCTATACAATTTTTATTTTTACTAAACATGATTGTCGGTTTTAGTATATTACATTTAGTGCAACTTTTTTCCATAATTATATATGCATAAACTATTATATTTAAATCATTTTAGTAAATGATTTAATTAACTAATTAATTTTTTAATTTAAGCACTCTTAGCCTTGGATTTCTTGGACTTACGAGGAGCAGATCGCTTAGATTTCTTTGATTTCTTGCTCTTCTTTGACTTGCGAGACTTACGAGGAGCAGATTTCTTAGATTTCTTAGACTTGCGGGACTTGCGAGCCTTTGACTTCTTAGATTTCTTAGACTTGCGGGACTTGCGAGCCTTTGACTTCTTAGATTTCTTAGACTTGCGGGACTTGCGAGCCTTTGACTTCTTAGATTTCTTTGACTTGCGAGACTTTCGGGACTTGCGAGACTTTCGGGACTTGCGAGACTTGCGGGATTTGCGAGACTTGCGGGACTTGCGGGACTTGCGAGATTTGCGAGATTTGCGGGATTTGCGAGCAGATCGCTTGGATTTCTTGCTCTTCTTTGGTGCAGAGCGCTTAGACTTCTTTGATTTCTTGCTCTTCTTTGATTTGCGAGACTTACGAGGAGCAGATCGCTTGGATTTCTTACTCTTCTTTGGCGCCTTGCTTTTGCGAGATTTGCGTGACTTTCTCTTAGGAGCAGGGGATGAAGATTCAGTGGAAGGAGAAGCAGCTGCCTTCTTAGCCTTCTTGTGGGAGCGTCTGTGAGAACGCTTTACTGAGCGCTTATGAGATTTTGGTGCGCTCTTCTTGTGAGAACGTTTGTGAGAGCGCTTTACGGAGTGAGCCTTTGGTGAGCGAGGAGATTTCTTATAACTTTTACGACCAGCCATGTTTTTTTTATACTATTAATAAATATTTTATTTTTTTGAAATTCAGAAAAAAATAAAGTAAAAAAGATATGAATATTATTTAATGAAATTTAATATTAATTAGATATTTAAATATTCCATTAATTGTTTATATTTATCTTCAATTGATATTTTTTTGGACCTAGTTGTCATCCAATCTTTGCCACTTTCTTTTTGTTTAGGGTGCAACTTTGTACAACAAAATGCATCGCCTTTTAATTTAGTCGCTTTAACATAATAACAATATTTAGGGATATTTTCTGATTTAATTTTACAATTGTCTGGTAAATTTGAACCCCTTGTATAAACTCTTTTCTTAGGTATATATGTATCAACTGGTTCTTTATGTTCTTTTTCTTTATTTGGTTGTTGTTTTGTAACAACAATTTTCTCTTTTATAATTTCATGTTTTTCTCTTTTTGTAATTTTTTCTTCACATTTATCAATTTTAGGAATTACAATATTATTTTTATGTTCTTTATTATTTTCGCACCATTTTCTCATATTTTCAGCATTGTTTTTTAAATATTCTTCTTCATTTTCTGCTCTTTTCTTTTCACGATGTTTTATATAATATTTCTTTTCATTTTGTCTTTTATTCCTTTTTTCAATAATGTCAGGTCTTTTCTTTTGTTTAGCATCTTTTTGGCGACATTTTAAACATCTCTTAACAACATTACCAGATTTCCCAATAAAATCCGCTTCAATTCTATAACATTTACAGTTTGTACATTTAAACTTATCTTCATTTTCCATTTTAATAATTTTTATTAAAATGGTTTATTTTTTCAAGTTTTAATTAGGAGGACTAGCAAAATATATAGTAAAATATAATTTGATCAATTGCTGTACGCAAGACCACCCATACCAGCCATAATTCTGAGAACGTTGTAGTTAACAGCGTAGACACGGAGTTGGATAGGGGAAGTTCCAGTGGTGAGGTCTAGGAGAAGAGTGGCATTGTCAATTCGGGACATGTTGACAGTTCCAGAAGGTTGGTGTTGTTCAGGGTTGAGAGCAAATGAGTATACATAGATACCAGTTGCTGGGCATCGGGTGTGATGTTGATAAGGTTGAACAACGTTGAAGTAAGTAGCATCACGAACGGAGAATCGGTCTTGTCCGTTAAGTTGGAGCTTAGCAGATGCAAGAGTGTCATCACCAACGTATTCCTTACCAGCAGTGTTGGCAGAGTCAGTGTAATCAGCCCATCGGTTCTTGTTAGGAGCAACGTTGGAGTCTAATTGAAGGACCCAGACAAGTTCCTTGCAAGGGTGGTTAAGAGCAAGCTTGGACTTGACAGCGGAGTTGCTGTAAGATTCAGCACCGGTGAATTGGAGTTGCTCAATTAAGTATTCGTGTTGAACTTGAGCAAATTGTCTACGTTCATCGGTATCAAGGTAGACGTAGTCAATGTAGAGGGAAGCATTGGCAATGCTTGGAACACCAGATGAAGGAGCAGATCCGTTATGGGTGATATAGCATTCAGATGCAGCACGGAAGGAGATGTTGAACTTGACTTCGTGATATTGGAGAGCAATAAGAGGAAGAGCAAGACCAGGGTTTCGGCAGAACCAGAATTGGAAAGGAATGTAAAGGGTAGCAGCAGGGATGGAAGCTGCAGGGGTGGTAAGAGCAACGGTTGAACCAATCATAACGTTGTAACCATCTTCCTTTTCAGCAGTCTGGGTAAGCTCGTTCCAGATGTTGAGCCAGTCACCATAGTGACGGTCGATTTCTTGGCCACCGATTTCAATGTTGACGTAGTCAACAATGACATGACCAATGTTTCGGGTCCAGGCAACAGAAGCACCAGCACCAGAGTTAGCAAGAGCTGGGAGGTCAACTTGAAGGTAGACCTTGTGGATTAAATCACCGTTTCGGGAAACAGTGCAAGAAACTTTGCGTCCGAAGTCAACAGTTCCGTTGAAGGTCTGTTCGATAGCTTCGAGAGCGAAGTTAGTGTGACGTCTGTAGACGACTTTGAAGAAAGTAATTTGAGGATTTCCGGTAAGATAGATATCTTGGGCGCCATAAGCGACGAGTTGCATTAAACCACCAGCCATTTTTGTTTTTTATACTATATAAAAAGAAAAAAAATTTTTTAAAATAACTTAATTAATTTAAAAATAAATAAAATTAATAATACTTTTCAAACGCTATAAAAATTGTTCTGTCTTCTATTTTAATTTTTAGTTCGAAACCGTAACTCCTAATATATCGTTTCAATAAGAACAATTCATCTTCGCTTAGTATCATAATATTTCTATGTCCAAATAAAATTTCAACACCATGTAGTGTTATAACACTTATTATATCTCTAATAAATGTATGATTATTATAACCCTCATTTTCCATAAAATCAACTGTAGACTCATCTAAACTTAAATCTATAGAATTAGGTTCTCCAGGAGGGTTAGTAAAAATTTGTTCCGCTATATATCTCGTATTATCTTCTTCCATATTTCTTATTATATCAAATTAAATTAATATCTAAATTATAAACGAATAATGTTACATATAAACTGACAATCATATCCATAGTATAATGCGAACGAGTAACACCTAAAATAAACAAATGTATGATATTTAATAAACTAAATAATCCAATATTTAAAACATTTGTTTCTATAATTCCATGTTTAAACATTAATAACGTTAATAATAATCCAAAAGCAAAATGACCCGAAAACATTTTATCATAACATCCACCACCAATTGTTTTATCAAATAAACTTAAATTACCATATTCATCTGGGATAACCTCAACATCTGTATTTTTAGGTAATATAGTAGCCATAATTGTCAAACTTCTCAAAAATATGATAATCAGAAATTTCAGAATAAACTCTTTAAAAAAGTCATTCTTAATATTATCCGTAACTAACTTATGAATTAATGGTATAGCAAATAATACCATATACCAATTTTTAGTATAATTGTACTGCGAATAATTATTAAAATTCATATGAAGAATATCCCATACTTCATCTGTATTTTTACACTTATTATCTGGAAGTGTATAAAAACCAGTTCCAGTTCTATATACAAATTCCATAGCTTTCAAATGTACAATAACTATTGCTGTAACTAAAATTGCAAATGTACTGTGTGTAATATCCATATTAATATATATGCTTAAAAAAATTTATCAATAATTCCATATTTTTTCTTTAAACTATTTAAATTTAAGATTATTTTAAAATTAATTGACAATGAGTGAGTATACTCCTCTTTTAATTGATGAAGATGAAATAGCCGAGAGAGAAGAAGCTATAAATCATATTCATCAAGAAATGCTCGATGTTCATGAAATTTTTAAAACTTTAGCTACATTATCACATGAGCAAGGATATTTACTGGATAATATTGAAAATAATATTGATAGTGTTGTAATTAATGTGGAAAGAGCTGATGAAGAACTTGTTTCCGCTGATAAAAAACAAAAAAAATATAATAAATGTTTATGGTCAATTTTAATAATCTTATTTATTATATTATTAATAACAATTTTAGTACTAACGTTAACACTAAAATAAGAAATCAATCTTTAAATTTATTTCTTATTCAATAACCATTTCATAAAATTATTATCAACACTGATTTTCATAATTAATGAACTGGCTTTGTTGATTTTATCCCATGAATTTACAAATTTCGGAAACTCTTTTTGATGATTGTCTGAATCTTCTATAACCCATGAATCTGCATTTATATCAACCTTTTCTTTTCCTTTTTTTTTAGAAATATCTAATGGTTCTTTAATTACATTCTCTTTCATCAATTCATTCGTTTGATATACATTCTCATCACAATTGATAATATCTATAATACTGTCACTTATAACTATATCATTTTCAGGTGTATCTAAATTATCAACAAACGTTTTTAATTCTTCAGTAGAAATTCTAAAAGATGGATTAATCGTTAATAATTTTTTTAATAATGTTTTCATTTTACTATCAATTATATTTTTTTTATCAATGTTTTTATGTAAATCCATCTGTGTTGTCGCCTTAGAAAAAAACAACTTTAAATCATGTATATCATATATGTCAGAAAACGGTAACATATTAAAAATAAGTTCATATAAACATATTCCATAACTCCATAAATCAACCTTTTTATCATAAAATTTTACATGTTTTATATAATCGCCATCTGATGTTAATTGTTCAAACTCTTCTATATTTAGTATAATCTCAGGTGCCATATAATATGGTGTACCACATAATTTATAATATTTCTTTTTTAATGCACTTGCACTAAAATCAAAATCACTTCTAGTTAAACTATCATTTAATTTACAATCTAAATCAAAACACGCAAAACCAAAATCACTTAATTTAAATAAAAACTGGTTATTCTTATCCTTTTTTACTAATACATTATGTAACTTTATATCTCTATGAATTATATTTAAATCATGCAAATAACTAAGAGCATGAACAGTATCTTTTAAAAAACTCTTAATAAAAGTACTTTCAAAACCATTAAATATATTTCTTAACTTGAAATCTCCTATTGTATAATCTTTTAAAATACTATACAAATCTCCATACTGACAATATTCCATTTTGATATAATATATTTGCTCCTTAACATCTGATGAAAAATACTTTATAATATTGTCATGATTTAATTTATTTAAAACCTCTATCTCACTATCTATCAAATCTCTTAATCTTTTATAATAATATTCTTCTTCGGAATCTAATTGTTGTAAAAGTTTTCTATTTGTATTATATGGTGTTATACTAACACTTGTTGTTCCTGATACTTGTTTATTATATTTTAAAACTTGTTTCATTTCTAATTTAGACTTTTTAACATACTTTTTAACTAAATTATCTAAATTAATTTCTTTCACTATAAAGAAATCTTCGTCATCATCATCTGTATCATCATAAATACCGCTTAACATCAATAAACTTCCAGATTTCTTTTTTTTACACAGATGAACACTTGAAAATGAGCCTTTTCCAATCTGTTTAAGAACATTATAATCGTTCATTACTCTACTATATGTAAATAAAAAAGTTTTTTCAACTTATCGATTTAGTTTTTAAAAAATCCGTAATACTTTTATATCCTATTTCGATTAATTTATGTTTTTCTGAAGCCGTTAACGCAAAATTCACACTTTGAGTAATATCTTCTGTATGAATATACACCGTGCAATTCTTATATTCTTCACTTCTCGTAGTATGTTTCTCTTTTTGTACCATATAGCAACTTAATATATGATATATATAACTTTCAATATCGTCTATTTTTTCATCTACATCATGATTATCCATCTCACCATGATTAATTAATTTAAAACCTAAAAAATTACTCAAATCACCTTCAAACACTCTAATGGGATAATTATCTATTAATCCACCATCAATATGAATATCACCCTCAAATTCATTAATTGTAAACAAAAATGGAACACTTATAGACATTCTTACTGCATCTAATACTTTAACATCAGGTGTTTCACTATAATTAAATTTTTTATAACAATACTTATTTAAATTTGTAGCCATCACTTGAAAATCTACATGATTCAATTCATAAAATTCTTTCAAAGTAATCCCAGGGTCAACCCCCTTTTTAACCATTAAAGACTGAATCCAAGATATTAAATTTGTACCGCTATCTAACCCATATTTACTTACAAAATTCATAATTCGAATGTCCTTTAATTGGTCAAATTTCTTGTTTAACACTTCCTCTAACATTTCAGCATATGTATATTTCAATAAATAAATCAAACTAAAAATACTACCAACAGACACTGCACAGATGGTTTTAATATTAAATAATGGTATTATACAATTATTCTCATCAAAACCAGGTTTATCTTCTTCTAAACGTCTTTCATATATTAACTCTTCTATTTTTTTAAACACACCAACATATGCGATTCCTTTAATAGCACCTCCACTAAAAGCAAGTTTATTGATTTCCATTTAGTGTTAAACTTATAATAAAAAGCTATATTTTTATTATAAATCAAACGACCTAAAAATTAAATTTTTCATTATAAATGTCATTTATATATACAATTTTCTCAGACATATCAATATCATTCATACAAACATATATACCATGATTACTTTCTAGACCTAAATGTACTAAAATATATTTCCATTCAATTAAACCTTTATAATATAAAAAATGACGTATATCTGCTGTAATATCTCTGATATGGTCACCATCTTTATTAATTACACCACAATAATTAATCATATTTATATTATTAGGATTATAT